AGACCGCCGAGGCTCGACACGCCGGGACGCGGTGAGCCGCTAGGCAACGGGTCCGCCCCGATGATGCCGCCGATGTATTTGTTTTTGCGACTCATGGGCTTACGTCACGTCAATCAGTTCGTAAGACACAACGGCTGTCACTGCGGATGTCGCGGTAACTTTGATTGTTTCGTTATTGTTGACGTACATGGGCGATGAAAGCACGTCCAAGCTGGCTTTAGCCGGGATGCTGACGTTGTTAACAAACGTGAACCCGGTAGTTCCGTCATGAAACTGCACGTCCACTTCTGCTGCCGCCGATGTGCTGTCGTTAGCAAGCAAGATAGCGTTGACTTTGTAGGTGTGGTTCGCGTTAGTAACCGCAACGATGTTGCTTTCAGTTGTGATTGTAGCAGTGCCTTCAGTCTTGCCCTGTAGGTCTGTAACAGCGGTAATGTTAGGCATGGGTCTGTTCCTTTTAGAATACGATGCTCATTGCGATGGCAAAGCCGGATGCGGCCTTGTCGTCTTGCAGCGCCTTGCCTTGGGCTGCGCTGAGCGGTGCGGTCGTGCTAGTGCTGGTGAGGTTGTCTACAACGTCGCCCGGTTGCAGGGCTGCGTCGGCTGTCGTGCCTTGCGCTGCCGTGGCAAAGTCGGTCGTCGCCGCTGCTGCTGCGGTGCCGAGGCCCGACACGTCCCCGGCTGCAATAGCCAGTGTTGACTTTACGGTGCTTGGATTGACGTTCACCCACTGCGCCGGGTTGCTGTTGTCGCGCATTAGGAAGTCTTGGTAGGACGGGCCTGTTGCAAAGGTAACGTCACCAGTTGCGCCCAGCGTAGCCGCTGCGTTGACTTGCACGCTGTTGTTCAGTGTCACCCAAACGGTATTGCCAGCGTCGTAGAACTTCAGATTGTTTGACGTGGTGTTGTAGTACAGGTCGCCATCGGTCAGCGGATCGCCGTTACCGTCCGCACTCGGGTCCGCGCTGTACGCACCAAGGTACGTCCGGTTAAAGGCTTGAAGCGCCGCCTCTGCCGCTGCCGCGTTCGTTGCCGCGTTCTGCAAGGCGGTCAGGTTTGCCGCTTGCGTCAGGGTCGTGATGTTACTGTCTTGCGCGGCCAACGTGTTCACGTTTGCGATAGACCCAGCCACGGTGCCGATTGTGTCTGAGCCGCTAAGGTCTGCGGCGACAACACCGATGTCAGCTTCGTCAGCGTTCACGGCTGTCACGTCGGCTGAAATGCTCGACACGTTCGAAACAGCAGCGTTGATGCCTGCCACTGTTGTCACATCGCTGGCGATTCCGGCCACGGTGCCGATTGTGTCTGACCCGCTCAGGTCCGTCGCGACAACGCCAATGTCAACCTCGTCGGCTGCTACAGCGTTCACGTTGGCGATTGAGCCGCCCACCGTGTTCACGTTTGCGATAGAGCCAGCCACGGTGCCAATCGTGTCAGAGCCACTAAGGTTTGCCGACACTACCCCGATGTCTGCTTGGTCTGCCACAACAGCCGTTACGTCTGCCGCAATGCCTGCCACGGTCGTAATGTCAGGCCCAATGCCGCTGTCCACGTCTACCTTGCGGATTGCGTCGTTGTCGGCTGTCGGCTGCGCGAGGTTCGTAATGCGCAGGTTCGTTGCGTCCCACGCCGTTTGCGTAATGTTCTTGCCCAGGGCAGTCGTAGTGTTTTGCCCGAATTCCTCAAGCGCGTAGTTAATTTGCGAGATCAGCGCGTTAATGTCTTCCGCACGCAGTGATGCGCCATCTTGGAACACAGTGATAAGCGTTGATATGTCCGTAACGCGGCTGATCGTAACAGTGTAACCGGATGCTAAAGCGGTGCCGCCATCTACGTTGTTGATCGTCCCGTATGCGACGACGCGAATTTGAAAGGTTGCGTCTGGTTTCTGAATCGCTACGTCGTAGTCCGCCGTGTTCGATAACTCATTTCCTACGCTATCGAATACAGTTACGCGTACGTCGCTCTCCCGCAGGAAAGGAAACGTGATGTTAAAGTCGCGCACGCTTCCGTCTGTGCTGTAAGTGTTTGGCGTATAGGCCATGTTACTGTTCCTCTGCTGGTGTCATGGCATTAGGGCCAAAAGACGGTGCCTCACCTGCCACTACAGCGGATGCTGAATTGGTAAATGGCACCACGTATGGAAGCTGGCTCGCACCCATAGTTATATAACGCATGAGCTGCGTAGTCGAATACTCTGTCGGGTCGCCAGTCATAAGGCGCTTGACGCCTTGCATGCTGTCTAACAGCCCCGTTACGGCTTGCAGGGTAGGGGCCGTGGGAATGGCACCACGACTAAGCTGCGTGTCTTGCCCAGCGTTGCTCATGATTTGCAACATTGGTGCAACGAATGTCATAGGTGCGGCCATCGCTGGAATGTAGCTAATGCTCATCTGCGCGACACGTGCCGGGTGCAAACCTTTTTCAAACCGCTCGCGTCGTTTGGTTTCACTCATTCCTGCCGTGCTGACGTACAGCTTGCTTAGGTACATCATCATGCTCGCCCCCAAGCCCCCGTACAGAATCAGCCGCGCTTTCTTTGCGTTGCCACTGCGCACCCTGGCGTTCAACGGTACAGCTTGCTTCTCAAACGCGTTCAAGCTGTACGTCATAAACTGCGTAAAGTATTTCATCAGGCCACCTTGCAGCATCGCCGGGGACATACCCATGCTGCTTTCTTGCACAAGCCTGTGCGCAAACTCGTTGAGTCGTAGCTCAAGGTCGTCGGCTAGCATGGACGCTTCGTCGCTCACGTCGTGCCAAAGGTCAGTCCGCAGGCTGCGCACGGTGCCTGTGTCTGCGTCTACCTCTGCGAACCGCTTGATAAGATCGTACGCTAAGTCCCGGCGTGGTCCGTCGGGCAAGTTCATAATGACGCCAAGGTCATATTCATCAAACGGATTGTTCTTGCCGTTAGCGCTTTTGAACAGGTTAGCAACGCTGCGCCTATACGTTAACGCACGCATTAACATAGTGATAGGCTTCAATAAGTTCAGCGCCATGCTTAACTCTCGCGCCCTACCTGTCATGTTGTAAAACTGCGCAGCTTTTGTCTGACCTTCCGCACGCATGTTTAGATCAGGGCGGTCAAAGCGGAACAGCGAGTTAGTGGGGTCAATCCCAGCCACGAACACCATGTCTTCCGCTGTCTGCGTGTCAAACTTTCCAGTTTTGTTTGCGCGTTTAAGATCGCTAAGCACACTGAAGTTTTCGTTCCAGAACTTCGCATTGCCTAACCCTACCGTTGAAGCTACCTGCACAAACTCAGGAATCTGCGCGAACATCACTTGAGGCAGGAACACTGCGGTCGTCAGGTTGCGTGCACCGTTGGTGATTTGTCCGAATGCAGAATCGAAGCCTGCTACTTGGCTGCGCGTTACGGGGTCAACGTCAATCATTTCGTCGTACGCCCGGTTCGGGTTGCGCCCTGCCGCAGTCATCAAGTCAAAGATGCCGCGATTAACACGATGCTTCTCACGCTGGATTGTCTTAGCGCTCGTCCCGCGCTTCTTTGCCTTTTCCTTATAGTCCTCAAACTGCTTGCGCATTCGCCGCACTTTGGTTGCTACGGTGTCGTCTTCTTTTAGAATGCCGCGCTTGCCCAGCACGCTTAGTCTGTTCGCACCCCAACGGGCAGAGTTAGCCAGGTTCAGCGCGTCACTTACGATCAGGTCTTCAAAGCTAATCCGGTCGCCTTTGCTGATACGACTGCTGCCCAGCGTTTCGTCTAAGCTTGCTGACAATCGCGTCACGTCGGCGTTGCTAAACCCAAGCTCACGCAATGACATACTGAACGTGTCGTCTAGCCCTAGCTTGCTGTTTAAAAAGTCTGCGTCTGGCCGTTTGCTGTTTGGACGCTGCTTGCGCACTAGAATGTTTGTGACAAGCTCTGCCATTTCTGCGGCTTCAACGTCGGTTGCGTCAGACTTGAACTCCCGCAGCAACGCCTCAACAATTTCTTCCTCTAGGTCGTCGCTCGTGAAGTAATCAATCCGACCTTCCCGTGCGTTGCGTACCCGGTCCACAACGTTGTCGTAGTATGCGCGCCCAAGGCGGTTCATGTACGTCTGAGCCTTGGCCGTAATCTCTGCGTCGTAGTTCTTGAGAATAAAGTCTGTCTTGAACTCAATCGTTGCGCCATCCCCGAAATCGTCAATGCGCACGCCATCAAGTTTAACGTCACCCAGCGCAACCTTGCGCGCCAAGTATTCTTTGGGCAGTCCTTGCTTTGCCACGATTGCGCCTGTGATAAGCTTGTGCATCTTTTCGCGCTCAAGCAGGTCATCAAGTAGCATTATGTTGCGATGACTGAACGCCCGTTTGTTGTACGTTTGGCCGTTTAGTTCGGTGAGAATGTCACTTTGGTAGATGTTACTCTCCACCATCTGTGCGCGTTTTTTCTCGTAGAATTTGTCTAAGTGGTCAGCCGCCTCGTCAATCTGTGGCTTAAGCTTGGCAAACACTTCGGGTTCCATCCGCAAGTCATCGGCTGTGATTTCTTTGCCCAAGTTACGGAATCGACGCGTGCGCTCAATTGCTACGAGGAAGTCACCTTCGTCTATCCCTGTGTCCGTCAGCGCGTCCGCCATGCTTTGCCGCAGTTGCTCAAGGCCCAGCGCGTCTTCAGCGTCAAACAAGCGCACCTCTGCTTCAAACTCAGGTGCACCCGCACGAATAACTCCGTCGTCAGTTTCTTGCAGAATGCCACCAAGCAACCGGGCAGTCTCACTGACCT